TGTCCTCAAAAATGAAGTGTCCTCAAAAATGAAGTGTCCTCAAAAATGAAGTGTCCTCAAAAATGAAGTGTCCTCAAAAATGAAGTGTCCTCAAAAATGAAGTGTCCTCAAAAATGAAGTGTCCTCAAAAATGAAGTGTCCTCAAAAATGAAGTGTCCTCAAAAATGAAGTGTCCTCAAAAATGAAGTGTCCTCAAAAATGAAGTGTCCTCACTTTTTGTCCGGTGTCCTCAAAAAGAATAAACCATTAAATTCTACATTAAATCTATTAATATCATTACAAGCATCTTTGTATGTTTCATATCCATAACGAGTGTTTTCAATTATCACTAACCACATTATATAAACTCGGATAATAAAATTATGGTATAAATATTAAAATTAATTTCTTTCATATAATATATGAGCAATCTTTTCCAAAATCATTTTTACATAAATCTATCTGAACGAGAAGATAGGAAGCAAAATGCCATAGAACAATTAAGTAAGTTAGGTATTGTTCCGAATAGAATGGGAGCAATTAAAACAGAAATGGGTATCGTTGGTTGTGCATTATCTCATCTAAGATGTATTCAAGAAGCAAAAATAAAGGGATATCCATATGTTTGTATTTTTGAAGATGATATTATTATTAAAAATGAAAATCTATTAATTAAAAAAGTCAAGAAATTAATCAATGAAGATTTTGATGTATTGATGTTATCCGGAAATAACTTTAGACCTTTTGAAGAACATGATGATTATATTAAAGTAACTAAGTGTTTCACAACTGGGGCATATATTATTAAAGAACATTATTATGATACTTGGTTGAACAATTTAAATGAAGGTATTAAACTTTTACTACAAACAAATAATAGGGATTATTCATTAGATGCATATAATCATAAATTACAGAGAGAAGATAAGTGGTGGTTAATTACCCCCATATGTTGTTATCAAATGCCGGATTATTCTGACATCGAATATAAAGAAGTTGATTATAAGTCTATCATGTTAAATTATGATAAATAAAAATATATGTATATATTAAATGTCAGAATTATGTAAACTTGCTGAAAAATATGGTGTGGATAAATGTCCTCAGATTTACCATCAATATACACCTGTATATCATCAACTTTTAAAATCATCTAATCCAAAGAAACTTTTAGAAATAGGAATTGGAAACTTTAAGTTAATGTCTCCGATTGTGGGACAAGGATATCTATATGGAGCATCTTTAAGAATGTGGAGAGACTATTTTCCGGAATGTCATATATATTCTTGTGATATATTAGAAGAAGTTATATTCCAAGATGAAAGAATTACAACACAAATCACAGATCAGTCTTCACCTGGTTCTCTTGAAGAGATGATGAATAATTTTAAAAATATGGATATTATTTTAGATGATGGTTCACATATAGAACAACATCAGATAATATCATTCTTCACATTATGGAAGCATCTTAATAAAGGTGGATTTTATATTATAGAAGATATCTTTAGAAATAGATTAAATGAAATGTCTAAATTACAAAATCATTTTGAAGATTGTAAATTACATCATGTTCATGAACATCCATTAGATGAACAAGGATTTATAGTGTTTATAAAATCTTAAAAATAATATATTATATTATATATAATAAATGAGTAAAAAACTTCAGATTAGAAAAATCGTGGATCCACCTAAGATGAAGGATAAACCCTTACATCCGAACCTACCACAACCACCAGCATTACTTCTACTTGTAATGCCTGTAAAATCAGGTAAGTCAACTATCATATCCAATCTGTTACTCAATGATGATTTCTATGGACAGGATTATTTTGACTTGCCTCCTAAGATAATTTCACCAACTATTAATAACGATTTAACAAGTCGGTTCCTTAAGAAAGCATGTGATGTTGAAGATAGATATGATGATATGATAATTCATAATTTCGTTAAATCCCAACAGAAATTCGGTGAAGCATCAGAGATGCCATCTGCTTGTATTTGTGTAGACGATTGCTTGGGAGAAAAGACGACTGCCTTAGACAATCTTGCTTCCCGATATCGACACAGCAATATTAAATTATTTATTGTATCTACACAATTATTTCGGAAAGTAAGTCCAGTTATAAGATCCAATGCTACTAATATATTAATTGGTAAATTACAGAATGCAAAAGAATTGGAGAAATTAAGTGAAGAATATTCGGATATGTTTGGGGGAGACCAACAATTTAGAGAACTATATAAACAAGCAACTAAAGATAAATATTCGTTCTTACATTTAAATTTACAAGAAAATCCAGCAGAAGCATGGGTTATGTTTAATGATAAAATATATCCTTTGACAAATGAACCGGAACCTGAAACACCGGAATTGGATGTAGAAATAGATTAAAATTTCTGTTAACTTATAAAAAATATATATTATTAGTATAAATATAATGGATATGTATGGTATCTCAGAGGCATCAGCACAAGGAAATAACTACCAAGCAACTCTTGCTGAAAATCAACATGCAACTCTTGCTCATAATGAATTAATGAAAGACCAAATTGAAAAAACGAAACTTGATTTATCGGGAGCATTAGGTCAGTCTTCGGGTGCTGAAGCACTTGGAGCAGCAAAAGGAATGATTATGGAAGCAACAACTGGATTTGGTATGTATAAGAATTATCAACGAAAAAAAGGTGAAGCAATGGAATTAGAACAGAAAGCAAAGGCAGCAAAAAGTAATGTTCAGAATGCTCTTACAAATTCAGACGAAGTTTTATCGGTTGGTGATAGAGATGCCCAAGCAGTTGTAAAAGGTGGTAATTTACCATCACTACAATTAAGTGGTGGAGAAGGACAGGGAGTAGTTGGAGCAGGAGATAAGGTTGGTACATTAAGACCAACTATAGAAGCACCAGCATCAGGGGGAAGTGCTCCGGCACCCGACCCACCCCAAGCAGAAAATAGACCTTCATTACAACAATTACAGGAACAACAAGCAAGTAGAGAACAGGCACAAGCACAAGGAGAAAAACCAGCAAGTGCCGAACCGGCAGAATTAAGTACCGGTGGAGAAAAAGCAGGTGGAGCAGTTGTTCAAACAAGTGAAGATGCTCGTGCTGGTAAAACTTTTCTTGCTCGTGCTGGAACAGCAGTAGAAGGTGGATTAGAGACTGCCGGTAAATATGCTGGTATTGCTGGAGCATTAACAGGTGGAGGTCTTGCAATTGCTGCTGATGTAACCGGTAAATGGGGTGCCATGAATACTGCTGAAAAAGTTGGTAATGTAGGAACTATAACTGGAGCAGGAGCAGAGACAGCAGGATTAATTGCAATGGCACTCCCCATTCCGGGTGCCCGATTAGTGGGTGCTGGGTTAGAATTATTTGGTGAACTTTCATCATTATTCGGTGGTGGTGTTCAAGCAGTAGGAGATGTTGCTGCTGCTGAGGCAGCAAAGAAAAATGCTTCGGCAACAGCAGCAAAAGCAATTACACAAGCAAAAGCACAAGAGGCAGGAGCAGCAGTAGGAAGTGTAACTGAAAGTGCTGCTGGTGGTTCATCCGGAGCAATCGGAACTTCCCAAAAAGAAATCCAAGGAACTGGATCCTTTTAATTTCTATAATTCTTTTTTTAATTAAAATTATTTTATGTATATTTATAATATTTATAAGTATTATAAATAAATGAGTTTTTGGAAGTCAAACAACAATGTTCCAGTTGAACAAACCTATTCTGCCCACTCGGCAACCAATGGTCTATCTTATTCCCCAGGTCAGGTTATCCATATAGATATCCCTCCTACTACCCAATACATTAAACCTGATGATAGTTACCTTCAGATGGATGTTAAATTAAGTGCCCTTGCTGCTGGTGGACATAAAACCCGTCTTCAGTTAGATGCTCAGATTGGAGCACAATCTCTTATCCGTGATATTCGTATCTATTCATCGACCGAAACCGGAGGTCGTCTATTAGAAGAAATTCAGGACTACAATGCCTTAGTTGCTGTAAAGTATGATTATGATACTGATGATAGTCTTAAGAACAAACGAGCAGTAGGGGGTGAAGGATGCACAACCCATAAACCCGAAAGTCGGGGAACCCTTGGAACCTCTAAATCCATGTGTGCTGATATTGAGACTAATCCATACTTCAAAAGTCCAAATGCCAGTAATCAGAGCACTGCTTTTACTGCCGATGATTTTCTCACAGCAAAATGTTGTATTCCACTACACACCGGAATTTGGAGTTCACCGAAAGTATTTCCAAATCTATACACGGGTATTCGTATAGAAATCGTCCTTGAAGAGGCAAGTAAATGTGTAAGGCAGTTAGAAAGTGCTCTAAGATTTAATAAACTATTCCTTAACCCGGTATTCTCATCTGCTTCGGGTGAAAGTGCTGGTGCTACTGGTCTTGCCACTGATGATACAACGGATCGTATCTATGTAAGACAGGATAACTCTCAGACGGGTGCTTGGAAATCTCCATTTGTTGTTCACGAACATGTCAACCTTGTATATGAAGATGGAACCAATTCGGGTTCTTGGACTGATAGTTCCGGACATTTTAAGATGCCTAAAGTTCTTTCTATCAATGCTTGTGCCACTGCCGATTTAAATGAAGGTTTAGTAGAAATTGTATTTGAAGATACTATGACTTGGAAGAATGCTTCTACTGCTGTTGGTGATGGGTGGTATGTATATTCGGATAGTGTAGAACAGAAATCTGCCTGTGATGTTGCTGCCGGTCATCAATTCGTTCCGAATTATTTAGTAAGTAATGTGGAAATGATAATTCAAGAAGTTAGTGTAAATGATAAAGAAGCATCATTAATGCAAAAACAGATGAGTGAAGGTGGAGCAATGATGTATGATGTTTTATCTTACACGAATTATAAGTATTCTCAACTTGCTAATGATATAGTTGCTAATATCCGAATTCCTATGAATAATGCTCGGGCACGATCAGTCCTATGTGTCCCCACAGATGCTACTAAATACAATGCTAAAGATGCTATCACTGCAACCGGAACTTACAATATCGAAGGTTCAGGAAATGGTAATGGAACCAGTAATGCTACCCGTTCCGGATTAGTAGGAATTGCCGATGAACTAAGTAACTATCAGTTTTTATATGATGGTAAACTCCAACCATCAAGACAAGTTCCCTGTTCCAAAACAAGTGGACGACTTTCAATAGACCAGCAACCTCTCATAGAATTAGAGAAGGCACTTGTCCAGGCAGATATCCCCTGCCGATCTCTATCCCAGTTTAGAAATAATTTTGTAATCGGTCGTGCTCTAAGTCTCAACTCCGGTGTCTATGATACTCGTGGTAAAGATTTTAACCTTCAGGTGAACTATCAGGGATCGGTTGCCCCAACAAAGAATAAATTATGGTTTATGTTTGTTGCCCATTTAAGACGAATTACTATTAAAGGTGATAGTATCATGGTGGATGTATAAGTAAGATTTTCTTAAACTTTTTAAAATTTTTTAATTAATAATTATAATATATATTATTATTATAAATAATATGTCTAACAAGTTTCTTGATATTCGTCCGAGCAATTTACCACCCAACGGAATAGTATCCTATAAGGGAGGCAATCCTGTAATTACATTTGATATATCTGAAGATGATGCTGCTGTTCTTATTGGTGGGTCTGTCCGGATTAGTGGTGCTTTACAAATCACAACCGATGGAGCAACAACCCCCACATCAGGAGATACCCTGACTATGGATAGTCGTTTAGGTGTTTTCTCTTGCATAGACCAACTGGTTCTATCATCTTACCAAACGAAACAAACTATTGAACACATTCGTCATTACAACCGATTTATGAGCACCTATCTCCCAGTTGTAAGTTCCAACCAAGATTTAATCGGTCATGTAGGTCAGGCAGCATTAACACTACCTTCTCGTGCTGGTGTTCAGGATGGAGTTGTCAGGGATGGTAACACAAATGCCAATGAATTTAGTTTCTTCCCAGTATGTGGACTTCTTGCCGGTTCCGGTAATCTACCACTCGATCAGGGACTAACTCTATCTATTCACCTTGCTCCTGATGCTGCTGTTCTATGGAATACAAGTAAAGATGCCACTGCCAATCCTAATTGTCAGTATAGTCTTTCGGATCTTAAATTAACTTGTGAAATTCACAGACCCAAGGGTAAAGAACTCCAAGCACTTCAATCTACCAAAACTCGTGGTTTTGAATACTCATCGGTATCCTCGTATTACAGCACTATTAATTCCACGAATGCCATTCTCAATTATTCCCTTGGTCTAAGTCGTGTTCAGGGTGTATTCTGTAATTTCATTAAATCGGAATACCTAAACAATCTTGCATATAATTCTATGATGACCCTAATGCCTATTAAACAGGCAGGTGGTATTGCTAATGTAAATCAAGTAATATTTACTCGTGGTGGTGAAAGATATCCCATGGATTTCAATGTAGACACTAATTACAAACTGGATCCTAAAGTAAGTGTTGTAGATCCTCAAGTATCCCGGAATTTCCTAAATTCGGTTGTCCCATTTGTAGGCAATAACCGAACTTCCATTTCTCCGACAAACACGAACCGAGACTGGACTATTACCGATGACGATTTACCTGAAGGTGGATTAGTATGGGGTGTTGGGCAATCATACACGACGACAGGGGATGATGGTGCAGATTTTAGTCGTGCTAACTGGGGACTACAGATGGATGTAGAACTAACTGACAATTCTCCTAATAGTGTATTCGTATATGTTCATGCTAAAAATACCTTACTATTTGGTCAGGGTGGTCTTCAGGTAATATCGTAGATTATATATACTTATTTTCTAAACTTCTTTTTTTAATTATTTTATAAAAATTTTATTATATTTATAAGTTATATAAATATAATGGAAGGTATGCCTGATGATGTCCCTGATTTACTCAATGTTGGAGCAATCCCCTCAAACCAGTCTGCTATGATAGACACTGATATTTTAGAACCAGTAATTTTCTCTCAGGATTTTATTAGGTTCCAGTTAGTCAATAAAGGTTTTCTTAACCCTTATTCCCGAATTACATTTCAGATAGAAAATATTGGTGCTAATAGTGCTTCACTAACTCGTGGTTTCCTCCCGGTTGGTGTAGGTATCTCTTCGTTAATTCGTCGTGCCACCCTTAAAATTGGAACTAAAACTATTTGTGAAATTGATGATTTTAATCATTGGTCTGCATACAAGTCTATGTTTATGTCCAATGAAACCAATAAAGAACGAGAACAATATTTAAGTGGAAGGGGTATTTCCCATTCCCAGTTCTATAATGGTGCCCGTGGGACTGCTGCTCATTTCCCTGACCAAGGAGCATTATCGTCTCACATTGGATTAGATAATGGACAGGAATACATCTACCCTACTCCGGTTGGTGTTGGTGCCAATAACACTGCCAATCTTGAAGTTATGGATTTTCAGTTAGTTGAAAATAAAGGTGTATTCTCGATAACTCTTGAGGATTTATTTCCCGTATTTCAAAAAACGAGTTTCCCCTTATACATGTTAAATAATGATATGCCTGTTCAGATTGAACTAACTCTTGAGAGTTCGTCGGATGGTGGTCGTGTTTGTGTGAATGGTCTTTCGGATGCAAGTGCCTCTAATGTCAATGTAGACATATCGGTCAATCGTAATGAATGCCGTCTAATTGCTGATTACACAACCTATGATGGTAATGTTATGGATGCTTATGCTAAGAAAAACTCCACTCTCCAATTCACTTACATGGATTATCGTCTAACCAAATCAACCCTAAGTGAAGTAGATGCTCAAAATCAGATCCGTAATGTAGGTGGTGCCGGTCGTCTTGTCCCCCGAATGTTTGTAGGTATTAATAAAAATGCTTGTAATACTACAGGTTCTGATGGTTGGAAAACTGGTCTAAATAAATACATTTCCTATGCTTGTGAGACAGGTGGATTATCGGGTGCTGACACTTATGGAAGACTTACATCCAATATTAAAAAGAATGATGTATTCTTATATCCGATTGATAGGTCTAATACTGCTCTACATTTCCAGGCAGTAAAAGATACTGAAGGTATGCTCCCCTTTATATCCCGTTCTGAATATAGTCGGCAGGGTGATCGTATGACCCCATCCACTTTAGAAGAAGTATCTCAGTCTGATAGTCTCCAAGGTAACTTCTTTTGGACTGCTTACCGAATGCCTGATGGTGAACGAGTTAATAGTCGTGGATTAGAACTCACAAGCAAGATGAACTCCCTTGAAGCAGGAACCTATACTTCCCGGTGCTGGATAGAAATCGTAAAGGTTGCAACCCTCATAGATGGTCAGTTCAATTGTTATTATGCCTAAATTTATTAATTATTATTTTTTAATTTGTCCTCAATGTCCCCATTGTCCTCAATGTCCTCTAAAATATTTAGTCATCCCAACTTTCAGAATATCTAATTTTAATTGTATAGATATTAATCAAACACTAATATATGAAGCAGGACATTGAGGACTTTTAGTCTTTTTAAGTTTAATTAACTTAAAATTAAAATCTTATATAATATTAAAATGCCCGAACAAAACTTAAAAGAACTTATTAAAGAAAGCAGACCTAACATTAAAGATACATCCATTAAGATGTATGAAAGCAACCTGAATAAACTTAAGAAAATGTTTGATGCTGATGATTGGAAGTTTCTTGATGATGTAGATGAAGTGGTAAATAAATTGGGACATTTAACTTCTAATACAAGAAGGAACTATTATAATAGTGTCATCATATTATTAATGGCATTAAATGATAAAGGTGAACATGATGAAGTATTAAAAAAATATGAAGAACTAAGAGACAAAGGAAATCAAGACTACCAAGATGCCCAAGCATCAGGACAGATATCCGATAAACAGAAAGAGAATTTTGTAGACATTGAAGAAGTTTATAAGATGATAGAGACTATGGGTAAAGAATTAAAAGAAAGGAAAATCAAGAAGAAAGAAGATCTATCTTCTAAAGATAAAGCATTACTTCAAGTATATGTGATGTATAATATTCTTGTAAGAATTCCACTTAGAAATGATTTATCCGGAATGGATGCAATCACTAAACGAGCATATAATAAATTAAATAAAGATGAGAAGGAAGCACAGAACTTCTTGGTAGTAGAAAAAGATAAGTTATGGTTTGTATTAAATAAATACAAGACATCGAGTAAATATGAAGAACTTAGAATAGACATAGAAGATAATGACTTGAAGAAACTATTAAGAATGTATATCCGTATTAATGGAATGGGTGAATTATTTAAATCATCCACTGGTAAAGCATTAAGCAGGAATGCAATTTCTCAGTTACTATTAAAGACCTCTGAGAAATATATGAATAAAAAGATATCCACTACAATGCTTAGAAAGATTTACTTATCTTCCAAGTATAGTGATTTAAAAAATGAAATGAAAAAGGATGCCCACATGATGGGGCACTCAGTTGAGACACAGCAGAAGGTCTATGTGAAAGAAGGGACAGAGGGAAGTGTTGATAAATCGTAATCTTCTAAAGTTATATTTCTGACATGCTTATTAACACATATATTATTGTGAATGTGTAAAGTTTCTCTAATTTCTAATTCTTCTTTTGTTTTACAAGGATACTCTTCTATTAGA